GACCATATGAGCTAGTGACGATAACGTCAGGGTCGGGCATGGGCAAGAGCCAGATGGTGCGGGAGTTAGAGTACTACCTACTAAACGCCACAGAGGACAACATTGGAATCCTAGCCTTGGAGGAAGATGTAGCAAGGACAGCACTGGGAATCATGTCAGTACACGCTGACTGCCCATTGCACCTTGAGGAAGACTTAGACACTGACATGGCATTCCCTATCTGGGAGGAGACTCTTGGCACAGGCAGGTACTACTTGTTTGACCATTGGGGCAGCACCAGTGAGGACAATCTGTTGGCTAGGGTCAGGTACATGGCTAAGGCTTTGGACTGCAAGTGGATATTCCTAGACCACCTGTCCATTGTTGTGTCAGCACAGGATAACGCCGATGAGCGCAAGGCCATTGACGCTATTATGACCAAGCTACGGTCACTGGTGCAGGAGCTAGGCGTAGGTTTGTTCCTTGTGTCACACCTGAAGCGTACCCAAGGCAAAGCACATGAAGACGGTGGGCAGATTAGCCTAAGTGAACTAAGAGGCTCACAGGCTATCGCTCAGCTATCCGACATGGTGATAGGCTTGGAACGTGACCAGCAGGACGATAACCCTGAGAAACGCAATACAACCACAGTGCGTGTGCTCAAGAATCGGTACTCAGGTTTGACAGGGGCTTGTTGCTACCTAAAGTACGATAACTTTACTGGTAGGATGTCAGAGACTAGCAAGCCAAAGGAGGATGCAGTCAATGAGCTATAAGCCTATGTTCCTTGACATAGAGACTAATGGTCTTGACCCTGATACCATATGGGTAGCTGTGACTATGCAGGACGATGAGATACAGGAGCACTATGACCGTGACAGTCTCTCACAGGCTCTCACAGGTAACTTCCCTGTAGTAGGGCACAACCTGATAGGCTTTGACCTACCAGTGCTGGATAAGCTATGGGACATCACAGTGGACAGAAGCAGAGTCAGGGACACCTTGGTGTTATCAAGACTTGCTAATCCCCAACGTGAAGGTGGTCATAAGCTGGCAGTATGGGGCGGCAAAGGAGACCATGATGACTGGACATGCCTGTCAAAGGAAATGGTTGACTACTGTGTGCAGGATGTCCATGTGACAGCTAAGGCATACAACAAGCTAAAGCTAGAGCTACGTAAGTTTAAGCAGGAGTCCATTGACCTTGAGCATGAGGTACAGTGGATTATGCAGGAGCAAATACGCAATGGTTGGCTCTTGGACATGCGACATGCTATAGACTTGCTTGCTACCCTGAAGGAGCGTAAGCTGGTTGTCGAGGACGAAGTACACAAAGTATTCAAGCCCAAGTGGGTTGACGTTAAGCAGGTAGTGCCGAAGACTAAAAAAGATGGCAGCTTGTCTAAAGTTGGACTCACCGACGATGAATACCAGAAGGTACAACAGTCAGGCGATAGGTCTCCCTTTATGCGTAGAGCATTGAAGCCATTTAACCTTGGCTCAAGACAGCAGATAGGCGAGTACTTGATTGACTTTGGATGGGAGCCTTGCAAGCTAACGCCTACAGGTCAACCAATGGTAGACGAAGCAGTGCTGTCTACTGTCAAGGACATACCACAGGCAGCATTGATTGCTGAGTACCTGATGTTACAAAAACGTGTAGCACAGGTACAGTCATGGGTTGATGAAGCTGACCCAGAGACAGACAGAGTGCATGGCTACGTTAACACCAATGGCGCTGTAACCGGCAGGATGACGCACTCTAAACCTAACCTAGCCCAAGTACCGGCAGGATACTCGCCGTATGGCAAAGAATGCCGACAGTGCTGGATTGCTAGAGACGGCTATAAACTTGTGGGTTTTGACGCTAGTGGCCTAGAGCTACGCATGTTGGCCCATTACATGAACGACGAGGACTATACGAATGAAGTCATTGGAGGAGACATCCATACTGCTAACCAGCAGCTTGCGGGACTTGAATCACGAGATTCAGCAAAAACTTTCATCTACGCGCTGCTGTACGGCGCTGGAGACGCAAAACTTGGTACGGTGGCGGGAGGAGGCGCAAGTGCTGGTAGACTGCTTAGAGAGCGATTTATGTCTAATCTCCCAGCATATGCAGATCTTAAAGGAAGAATTAGTCAAGAGGCAGTACAGGGTTGGATCAATGGACTAGATGGTAGGCTACTACACATCAGGTCAGAACATGCAGCCTTGAACACCTTACTCCAAAGTGCGGGTGCAATTGTAATGAAAAAAGCCTTGTGCTTGTTACAAGAGTATGCTAAACTATGGGGTCTTGATTATTACTTTGTAGGGAACATCCATGATGAAGTACAAGCAGAAGTTAGATCAGACCAAGCAGACAAGTACGGAAGACTCGCAGTATCCTGCTTGGAAGCAGCAGGAATTGAACTTGGGCTTAACTGTAAGCTCACAGGAGAGTACAAAGTTGGAAGCAGTTGGGCAGACACCCACTAAAAACTGTACAGGGTGCGGAGTAGAGTTAATAGTAGGTAAGAACTGGCTTTTAAGTGCCGTTAAAAAACAATGGTACCTTTGCAGGTCATGTAATGCTGCAAATACCGCAAGGTTACGCAGAGCTAATCCTGAAAGGGTGAAGCTCGATCAACATAAAGCTATGTATGTCAATGGTAAATATATATCAAGAAAACACCCTCTGTACAAACCCGGACGCTACAAGTCCTTTGGGGATGCAGCCTTTGAGTCTTTAGATAACTACAAGACTTCAAAGCAAGGGCAAGTGTACATCCTGTACAGTCCTGCTTACCCTAGCTGGGTTAAGATAGGCATGGCAGTGGACGCAGAGGACAGGCTAAAGCAATTTCAAACAGGTAGCCCATACAGGGATTACATCTTGATAAAGGCTTATGACACCGATGACAGGCGAAAAGCAGAGAGTGAGATACATGAGTTACTGAGGAAAACTCATGGCAGTAAGAACGAATGGTTTGTAATCGCTGCCCCAGTAGCTAAAGAAATACTAGATGGATACTTCAATGAAGACAACTAACACCCTGATAGATGACATTTATGCTTTGGTGAAAACTAAAACACCGGATAGGTCAGTGGACGCTGAACAAATCATAGATGACTTTGGTGAAGCATGTAAAGACCTTATGCGTAAAGAGTTTACCAGTCGTGGTAGCTTTGATGGGCGCAAGTTGCGTATGTCCAACATAGGCAAGGACGATAGATACCTGTGGAACCATTACAACAATGTGGGGCCGAAGGAGAAAATGCAGCCACATACGCTTGTAAAGTTTATGTACGGTCATTTGATTGAGGAAATGTTGCTCCTGTTTGTGCGTCTAGCTGGTCATACAGTGACACATGAGCAAGCACAGGCCACCGTAGAAGGTATCTCAGGTAGCATGGACTGCAAAATTGATGGCATAGTGACTGACGTTAAGTCAGCCAGCAGCTATGGCTTCAAGAAGTTCAAAGATGCTACTCTTGCATTTGATGACCCCTTTGGGTACATAGATCAAATCAAAGGATACGCTAAGTCTGAAGGTGAGACACAAGTAGGCTGGCTGGCTATGGACAAAGCTAACGGTCACTTGACTTACCTAAAGTATGACCTAGAGGATACACAGGCTCCTGTCTACGAGGTTCTAAAGAAGGACATTACAGAGCGCATCATCCACGTAAAGGAGATGGTACAGCAGGAAGAACCCCCTGAACTATGTCATCAGCCTGTACCTGATGGTAAGTCAGGCAACATGAAGCTGGCTACAGGTTGCTCTTACTGTCACTTCAAACATGCTTGCTATCCTGAGCTACGTACATTCTTGTACTCAACAGGGCCAAGGTTCTTAACGGAGGTGGTGAATGAGCCTAAAGTCCAAGAGATTACGTAGGGCTAGTATCTACAGGTCTGGCCTTGAAAAGAAGTTTGCTCAGCTAGTGCCAAAACGTAGATACCTGTATGAGCCATATGATGTACCATACGTGATGCACAGGAAGTACAAGCCAGACTTTGTTGACAAGAAGACAGGCGACTACATAGAGACTAAAGGTTTCTTTAGGACAGGAGATACCCAAAAGTACACCTCAATACGTGATAGTATTGCACCCACTAAGTTAATTTTTGTCCTGTCTGACCCTAACAAGAAGGTCAGGAAAGGTTCTAAGATTACAATGGGGCAATGGTGCCACAAGGAAGGCTTTGAGTTTTACACAGTTGATGAGTATGTAGATCATGTCACTAACAATGGATGAAGTCAGAGAACGTGTCTTAGCGAGATACGACGCAGAAGACTTGTTAGAAGCCTTGGACATAACGTCCGAGGAACTAATTGACAGGTTTGAAGATAAATTTATTAATCGTTTAGCCTTCTTTGAAGAAGATGTAGACGGAGAACTAGAGGATGACAAGGCAGATGAAGATGAGTATTGATGACGCAACCCCAGAAGAATGGAACAAAGTAAACAGGAAGAAAGACTGTGAGTGGATGGATGAAGTAGTGGTTAATGACCACCCCTTCTTTGGAGATAAACCGGACAACAAACCGGACATGGTGAACCGTCCAGCACACTACAACAATGGTAAAATGGAATGTATTGATGCCATTCACGGTATGCTCACACACGATGAGTATATTGGTTATCTTCGTGGTAATGCACTCAAGTATAACTGGCGCTGCCGCTACAAAGGCCAGCCCATAGAAGACTTACGCAAAGCACGATGGTACGAAGAACGATTGATTGCCTACATGCTGGAGCACC